CGGTGGGGATTTTGGGTTATCCGGGATGGTGCGTTCCGGTGGATATGAGAAGGGATAATTTATAGGAATGGAAGAAATTTGGTCACGATGGCTATAAAAAGCAACCTGCTTGCCGGTGGTATTCAGACTTCGGGCTATGATGGTTATCCACAGCGGCCAAGACTGATTCGGTGTCGCTAACGGATCATCGTGACTATTTTATAATTGGTGGGTGTGAAAACATGAGGGTGAACCGGAATGAAAGTAGGAACAAAATCCCCAATCCTACCCCACCACTTTCCACTGAAATGGAAAATGATTAAACGTAAGTATAAGAGGGGCGAGTGTTACGGGATAACGTGGTTTGATGCGTTCAGTCCCGGCGAAACGTGGACTTCAAATGTAGATATAGACGTTAAGGATAAGTATGTGGTGTTTTCCGTTGGGTTCTTTTATGGCGAGTCTAAGGAATACGTTATTATAATAGGCGACGTTGCGCCCGGAACCAGTGGCAGAATAATGTTCATCCCCAAAGGCATGATAAAAAAGGTCAAGAAGTTTAAATGATAACCAGAGACCAAATAAATGCTCTTTATAGAGAACAGACGCTTAAAGCGCAGAAGGATGGTAAGTTAGACGAGCTTTTCAAGAAACTCGCATTAGAAGATTTGTTCTTTCTCATAACCGTTATCTTTGGCAGAGAAGATGTAAACAGGGATTGGCTGTACGAAAGATGTACGGAAGTGCAACAGAACCCGGATGGATACTTAGACCTGTGGTTCAGGGAATCTTACAAGTCAACCACAATTACTTACGGCTTGACCATTCAGGAGATTTTGAAGAATCCTGATACTGTTGTTGGAATATTCTCCTATAACAGACCAACTGCAAAAGCATTTTTAAGACAGATTAAGCGTGAATTTGAGCTTAATGAGTTGCTTAAAAGACTTTTCCCTGATGTTTTATGGGCCAATCCTGCGAGTGAGGCTCCAAAATGGAGTGAGGACGAAGGAATTGTAGTTAAGCGAAAGACCAATCCAAAGGAATCTACCGTAGAGGCGTGGGGTTTAGTGGATGGGCAACCTACCGGACGACATTTTTCGCTGATGGTCTATGATGATGTGGTGACTTTGGATTCAGTTTCTACGCCTGAAATGTGCGCCAAGACGACAAGGGCATGGGAGATGTCAAGGAACCTGGGTGCTGAAGGTGGAAAGACAAGATACATTGGAACGAGATATTCTTTTAACGATACTTGGGGAGAGATACTTAGAAGGGGGGTGGCTAAGCCAAGACTCTATCCAGTTCTTGATTCAGAGAATAAACCTGTGTTACTTTCAATGGAGAGGATAGACCAGAAGCGCAAGGAACTCGGCCCGTATGTATTTAGCAGTCAGATGTTACTTAACCCCGTGGCAGATGAGGCGCAGAACTTCAAGGAAGAATGGTTACAATCATGGCCGGTGCAGACGACCAAGAATTTGAGAATATATATTTTAGTCGATCCTGCCTCTAAGAAGAAAAAGAACTCTGATTATACGGCTATAATTGTAATTGGGTTGGGTGTGGATAAGAACTACTATATCATAGATATGATACGAGACAGACTGAACCTGACGGAGAGAATGGCGGTTTTGTTTGGGTTGCATAAAATGTACCTTCCGATAGCGGTTGGTTATGAAGAATACGGTATGCAATCTGATATAGAGCATCTTCAATACGTCATGGAGCAGGAAAACTATCGCTTTCCAATCTATCCTTTGGGCGGGAGTGTAGGGAAGGAAGATAGAATCAGGGCGTTAGTGCCGATTTTCGAGCAAAAGAGGATGTTCCTGCCGCAGATGTGCATCCGACCACAGCATGACGGCAAGGTGCTGGACTTGACTAAAATCTTCATTGAGGAATATAAGACGTTCCCAGTAGGTCAACATGATGATATGCTGGATGCGCTGGCTCGTATCCTCGACCACGGTAAGAAGGGATTGTTCGCCACTTTCCCTGAAGGAGATACGCCTTTTATTTTAAGGCGTATGCCGGATATTAACGAAGTAGCCCGTTTGGAACGTGAAGAAATATGGGAAGAAGCCAACAGACAGGAAGAAGCACTGAAAGAACTCTATGAATGGTAAAGGGGGAAAGTATGAATAATAATGAAATGCCACCATTGTATATTTACTATGCTGCTTTTTTCGGAATATATAGTGTAGGGCAAGTGGTTACTGGATTTACCGACGGAAAGAAGTATAAAATAGAGAGCGTAGAAGATAACGAGAAAACCTGTAATGTGTCTGTGACCCAAGTATACCCATGAATGGTAGGTATTAAATAAGTATAATATAGGTGTTGACAAATCGAAATAAAACTGATACGGAGGAAAAAATGGAGTTATTAGTTTCAATAATCGCAATGGTTATTGTCTTGGTAGGTGTAATCATCTATCAGGGATTCTTTATTAGAAATCTCACAAAGTTTTACGAAGAACGAGAAAAAGACCTGATGGACAGAGTGATGTCACGGAATTACGAGTCTTTTGTCCAAGCTGGCGTTATCAGGGAAGAATTGAAGAAATCCCTAACTGCCGAAGAAATTGCTGAAATGCAGCAAGAAAGAGGGATACCGGTATGATTCTTTCACAACAAGTTTTAATCCCGGCTTTTATTGGTGGATTTACAGGAATTGCAATTGGGGTACTAATAATATTTTTATTTCTTTGTAGGAGAGGTTGATGGGTGTTTTTATCGCTGACGCCATGACTTCTGAAACCAGAGAGCGTATGCGGCGTGAAGAAGTAGAACGCTCCATGAAGTTACTGGCAAAAGAGATAAGAGAATTAAAGATCAGGGTGAAATCCCTCGAGGGAAAACATGGATAAGTCAATCTTTAAAGATAATGAAAGTCTCGCAAAGGCAATAGACGGGTTCTTTGATGATACATTAGATACGACTCGTCAGATAAACGAAAGAATAATCTGGCGGAACTTACTCTATTACACCGGCGAGATGTATCTTGAGTTCATGCGTTCATCCGGCACTTTCAGAAAGCGGACTATTTCAAACTTCGTTCCTACCCCTGTATCGAATAAAATAAGAGAGTTTGTGCGTTCCGTGAAGGCTATGCTGATGAATCAGAAGATGGTTCCGAGGGTGTGGCCGAATACGAATGAGAAAGAAGATTCAGACGCAGCCGACTTGGGGCAGAACTTTTTGACATGGCTTGATAACTCACAGGACGGGTTGTTCTTTGACGAAAAGGAAAAGATATGTATCTGGTTGTGTCTTTCAGGAACGGCGTTTATGAGGTCATTCCCTGACGCTGAAGGGGGGTTGTGGATTCCTGACGGTAATAAGACGGGTGATGTTTCGACTGAATGTATCATACCCTTTAATGTAAGGATGGATTCTTTAGGTGACACGCTTGAAAAGAAGCGATGGGTAGGTGTCCAGTCCTTGATGGACAGGGAGTGGGTTGAGGATACGTTCAAACAGAAAATCGGCCCGGCTGGTTCCGAATCGCCTTTTACAGACTATCAGGAACGGCTCGCTAAATTAGTTAGTTCTGTTTCCCCATGGAAGGGTGCTTCACTTGAGTTTCAGACGATAGACACAGACAATGACGATAAGGTGCTTGTTAAGGAAGTGGAGTTTAAGCCGATCAAAGAACACAAAAGCGGAATGTTCGCAATCGTTTGTGGTGGGAAGGTCTTGAAAAAGTATGACCGGCTCCCCATTCCCACCGAAAATGGACAGTGGCATTACTCTTTAACCGACTTCCATTATAACTACGTTCCCGGTAGGTTCTGGTCAGACCCGCCTGTGAATGACCTTATCAGTCCGCAGAACATGATAAATGAAATAGACCAGGCTCTTTCGATTAACCGAAAAGGAATGGGCAGACCGAAGTTAATCACTCCGGGTGATGTGGGATTGAAGAAGTTGGATATTGGTGGTCATGGGTTTGTGGCTATTTCCTACAATCCTATCATGGGACAGAAGCCGTCTTTTGAACAGGGAACACCGTTACCGCCACAGGTCTTAGAGGAAAGACGTATTCAGGAAATGGTGTTTGAGGATTCGAGTGGCGACCCGAAGAACATCTTAAAGGGTCAGCAACCGTCCGCAAATGCCTCCGGGGTGCTTACGGACACACTAAGGGAAACAGCCGAAAGGGGCAAGTATCCTGATATAGAAAGATTCAACCGTTCACTTACGAGGGTTTATAAGAAAAGGCTCTTAATTGCCCAGGAGATTATTTCAGAAGAACGTCTTGTAAAGATGATGGGCAAGGGAAACAAGATTAAGATTGCCAAGTTCAGGGGTGCCGACCTCCGAGGGAATACGGACGTAAGGCTTGAGCTTGATTCAGGGTTGCTTTCCACTAAGAGTGGACAGGCGCAGATGCTTCAGAACATGATTTCGGCGGGGTTCTTTAAGGAAGGAGAGATTCCTCCTACGATAAAACAGGAACTAATGCAGAGATTAGGTATGAGTTCCTTTACTGATGAGACGAACAATGACGTAGAAAGAGCCGAAACAGAGAATATGGCTATGGCCTCCGGACAGGGCGAGGTGATGATTATCATCATAGACCCTAAAACGGGAGAGTCACAGACGATAGAGGACGACCCTTTATTTGACTTTGATAATCATGCAATACATTTTGATACACACAGGATGGATATAATTTCGCCAGAGTTTAAAGATCGCCCGGTAGAATACCAAGCAAGGGCGATTCACCATGCGAACACGCATCAGCAGAAGATGGAGTCCACACCGCCTGATATTAGAGATTACGTCCAGATTGACAAGTTACTTGCAGCGGGGATTCTGACCGTAAGCGAACGGGCGCAAGTGCTGGATAAATACTTAGGCATAAAGGCTGGCGACGAGTCCGAGGCGGGTATTCCGAGTGCGGATACGGTGGTGAAGAGCAAACAGAAGATGATAGACACTGATAAGAAATCCGCTTTGAAGCGTGAAGATATAAAAGCAGGACTCTTGAAGCATCAGATGACAGAAGAAGGAAAGCTGATAGTAGCGGGGATGAATAAGGATAATAAGGACAAAGGGGAAAAGAAAGAAAATGGATAAGTTTCAAAAGTTAATTACAATAATTAAGAAGTTTGTTGGCGACCCAAAGGCTTATTATAAGATTGAAGTTTCCATTGAAAGTGGAAACATAGTAAATGTAAAGGTAACGGAGAACATTAAACTGTAATACATAAGCTACTGAAACAATCAGGGCGCGATTCACCAATGAGGGTGACGCGCCTTTTTTATTAACTTGCATTTGTTCATTCAACAAAATGACCAGATGACAAAACCTAAAGGAGAAAGTTATGCCAGAAGAAACTACCGTAGTTGTCGGGGCGGAACCGACAGATAAGACGCAAGCGGATTCGTCAACCGCAAAAGATGTGGGTTCGGATTCATCTACCGAAAACGTGCCGTGGAATAAAGATGAACGTTTCCAATCCTTCCTAAAGGAAAAGAAGCAACTTACTGCGGCGAATGAAAAGCTCCAAGCTCTTTTAAAGGCAAACGACCTTGATGATCCCGATGATCTTCACAGACTGGTTCAGGCTGGCAAATCAATCGTTGGTAAGGTTAATGTTGACCAGATCGACGAGATGATGCAAAAAGCCGCCAAACTTGAGAAGTATGAAGCCTACTGGAAGGATCAGGAAGAAAACAAACGCAGGGGGCAGGAAGACCCTGAGCAGACAATCGCACGTTTGGACGCTGAGTTAAAGCGCAAGGATCACACAGACCGCCAGAAAGAATCTCAACGAGAGCAGGCGGAACAGGCTAAGAGGGCAATCCAGTCTTATGAACGGGACGTTACTGATTTTGTGAAAGAACTGGAAATCCCTAAAGACCAGAGAGAGTTTGTCCTGGAGTTTTTTGGAGTGGGAAACCCGGCTAATGACATTGATATTGCCGACAAGAAAGCGATTAAACGACTCATTTCTGATGGGGTAAAGAAAAAGGAAGCCTACGATCAGGCGGTTATCAAAGCCTACTTAGGCCAGAAGGACACTATCCCTAAAGTCGCTTCAGGAGCCGGAGCAGCAACAGAAGAAGCTAAACCTAAAATTATGCTCAAGGATGCTCGTAAGATGTTCACTGAGCAAATGCAAAAATTATCAGGAGGATAACAAATGACCACAGCTTATGCAGCGTTGGATTCCCTTACCGAGATATTGAAAAATGTCTATGGGCAGGGTCTGACGAATCAGTTTGAAGATGAGAAACTTACATATAATCAGTTCCCTAAATCGGACAGGAAACCCGCAGGTAAGGGTTATGTGTTCGGTGTCCGTTATGCACGGGCGCAGGGAACGGGCGGACGTTCCGAATCCGCTAAACTACCCGATCCGCTTACCGGAACGAAGGATCAGGGCGTAATCGTTCCCCGCTATCTGTATGGGTCGATCAGGATTACTGGTCCGGCGATTGAAATGGCTAAAGGGAACACGGCGGCTTTTGTTGATGGACTCGCAGATGAAATCGACGACATCTACAAGAGTATTGTTGTTGACCTTAACCGTCAATGCCATTGGGATGGATT